TAAAAAGGTATAAAAGTGAACTTCCATCTAATTTGTATTCATTATCCTCTAGTCAAGTTAACTATCTAAAAAGAATGTTGGCAATTATAGAGGGGATGCAAATACCAGAGAAAATGATAAATGATTAGACAGGACTTTGAGTATAAGCCACGTAAAGGTGGAAAGAAGACAAGGCAAGGTACTGGTAGAAACTCTAAGTTTGGTATAAAAGGAAGTAAGAAATACTATAGGAAAAAACCTAGAGGACAGGGATAATGAAAGACCCTAATATAAAAAGTAAGCCATTTGATAATCTTGTTGAATCTTTAGATGCTGATAAAGAAGAAGAGAAAAGGTATGAATTGATACAAAAGTTTGCTATCGCACAAGCTCTTATGGGTGTGGATAGAACACTTGATTGGAAAAGAAAGATAATAGGGAAAAAACCATTGCATGAATCTTCGATAGAAGATTTAACTAAATTAATTAAAAAGTTAAGGGGAGTATATAGGTGGCAAAGAGAAAATCAACAAGAAAAGAATTAGAAACAATAATTCAAGCTATTGATATGAGAACCTATCAAGGTGTTAGAGCTATGGATTATTTGGTAAGTGCTTATATTGAATATAAAGGCGATACCAAAGATTTTGAAAAATTTCTAGAAAAGAAGATGGATGAATCTAAACCAAAAGAACGTAAGCGAAGCGGAAAAGATATTATTATTAGCAAGTAAGGATTTAATAGCTTTTGGAAAACTATTTCTTCCTGATGACTTTCTAAGGTCTGAAACACCTCCCTTTCATTATGAGGTCGCTGATGCTATTGATGATAAAAACTGTAAGCAATTAGCTATAATCCTGCCTAGAGGTCATGGGAAAACTGTGCTTACTAAGGCAAGTATATTAAAAGATTTTTTATTTTGCCCAACTGATGATGTTCATTTCTATGCTTGGGTTTCAGCTACTCAAAAATTGAGTGTTGGAAATATGGATTATATTAAATATCATCTTGAATATAATGATAAAATAAAGTATTATTTTGGTAACACAAAAGGCATGAAATGGACAGAAGAGGATATAGAATTAAAAAATGGATGTAAACTCATTAGCAAAAGTAATGTTGCTGGTATTAGAGGAGGAGCTAAACTCCATAAAAGGTATGACCTCATCTGCTTGGACGACTTTGAACATGAAGCGAATACAATCACACAAGAAGCGAGGTCTAAAAATGCGAATCTTGTTACTGCCGTTGTTTATCCTGCTCTTGAGCCTCATACTGGTAGGCTACGTATTAATGGTACTCCTGTACATTATGATGCTTTTATCACTAGGCTTCTTAATTCTTATGAGAAAGCCACTAAAAGTGGCACTGAGAAAGATTTCGCATGGAAAGTAATAACTCATAAAGCTTTAGATAGCGAAGGCAATCCATTATGGTCGTCATTTTTTACAAAAGACAAAATAGAAGAAAAGAAGAAATTTTACAGAGATTCAGGTCAGGCTTCCAAGTTCTATCAAGAATATATGATGGAAGTTCAATCCGCAGAAGACTCCGTATGGACACACAAAGATATAAAATTTTGGGATGGATTCTATGAGCATGACGAAGGGTTTAACTATCTTAAAATTGATGGAGAAAGAATTCCTGTTAATACATTTATTGGTTGTGACCCTGCTACGGATATTGATACTAAAGAGTCAGACTTTTCGGTCATCATGGTTATTGCTATCGACATTAATAACAATCTTTATGTCTTGGAGTATGAACGCCATAGGGCTATTCCCACGATTGGCTCAAAGGATTCTAAAGGAAACTTTATAAGAAAAAAAGGCGTAGTAGATTATATTATTGAACTCCATGAAAAATATAAATGTATATCAGCAACAGTTGAAGATGTGGCTATGAATAGAAGTATATTCCAAGCATTAAATGATGAAAGAAGAAGGTTAAATAAGTTCGGTATTTCGGTTATTCCACAAAAACCTGGGGGAACACAGAAGCTAAATCGTATATATAGTGGACTTTCGGGACGTTTTAGTACTGGATGTGTATATTTAAAAGAAAATATGTTTGACTTAGTTACAGAAATTGTTACATTCAGCCCAAGAATGGCACATGATGATACCATAGAAAGTTTGTATTATGCCAATTTACACGCCTTTCCTGCTAATTTAAGTAAGGATGGCGATGGAACTTGGAAAGCTGCTGTTCGTAAAGCTAAAAACTGGGTTGTTGCATGAATAATACTAATTCTGGTCTGCCTGTTGAACGAGCTGAGGAAAGTTCGTTACAAACAAAAGCACAATTAGGTCTCCCTTACAAAAATGGAGCAGGAGGAGTTAAGAGTGTATGGCAAGACTTTACTCCACCTGTAAAATTAAATAAAAAGAACCCTTTGGTTTTTAAAGTTCCATTTGATTCATTTGATAATAGATTAAATAAAATTGCTGAGTCCGAATACAATAAGACACTTGATAAGCTTTTAGGTAAAAGAATGATAGCTCCGTTGAGAGGGAAATATGCTTGAAAAGACTGAAGCAGAGACTTCTTTTACTAAGATTACGTATTTTAATATGGATTGCGAGGAAATTAGATGATTAGTATACCACAGATAAAATCACTTGTTAAAAGTGTATGTGAAACTATGGGGGAAAAATTTGCTTCTGAAGATGCAATAAATCTTGTAGTGGCTACTGGAATTGTTGAAAGTCGATACGAATATACTAGACAAATGGGAGATGGACCAGCGAGGTCATTTTGGCAAGTAGAACCAGCAACTGCCGTTGATAATCTTGCTCATTATTTAAAACATAGAAAAAAATTAATGGGTAAGTGTGCTGAGGCTAGTGTGGTTGATTTAAAGCATTGGCAAAATTTTGATGAAAAATTATGGGAAGAAATATTGGAAAAGAATATAGCTGCTGGCATTGTTCATTGTAGATTGAAATACTGGAGAGTGCCTAAAAGAATGCCTAATAGCATTGAAGGACAAGCAGATTACTGGAAAAAATATTATAATACAGAAGGTGGGAAAGGTAATCCTGAGCATTTTATTGATGCTTGTAGAAAGTATTTAGTATGATTTGTATCGATATAGGTTGGGTAATGTTGGGAACTGCTACAATACTTTGGGCAAGAGGATTAACCTTCGCATTGTTAGGAATTTGATATGCCTAGAATGACAAATAAAAAGAAAGCTGGAGCAATAAAAAGTTTATGGGAAAAAGCTAATTCATCTGAAAGACAAAGATGGATGAGACTTCAACAACGTGGTTATGATTTTTTCCTTAACGACCAACTTTCAAAAGAAGAACAGGATACTTTAGAAGAAGCTGGAATGCCAACTTTTATTATTAATCGCATAACACCAGCGATTGAAATGATGAAGTTTTTTGTTACTGCTAACAGTCCTAGATGGCAGGCTGTTGGTCAAGAGTCTAGCGATACGGATATAGCTGCTGTCCATGCTGATGTAGCAGCTTTTTGTTGGCATCTTAGTAATGGAGAATCTATTTTTGCTCAAGTCATACAAGATTCTTTAACTAAAGGAATAGGTTATTTTCTTGTTGATGTAGACCAAGATAAAGATAATGGTCTTGGAGAGGTTGTATTTAATAGAATAGAACCTTTCGATGTTTATGTAGACCCAATGAGTCGTGATTTTCTATTTAGAGATGCTTCTTATATAATTGTTAAGAAGGATATGCCTAAGTTTCAATTAGAGCAAATGTATCCTGATATGAAAAGAAAAATTAAGTCTGCTACTGGAAGTCCAAGTAGCTCAGGTGTTTTTTCTCTTCGTGACATTGTAAATAGTGATAGTATACAACCTGATGATATTAATGGTTCTTATAGACCTCCCGAAGGTGAAGAAGATGAATTAATTGATTTCTATGAATGTTATACAAAAGAAAAACTACCTTTCTATAATGTATCTCTTCAAATAGTCCCAGATGAAGCTTCGGTAAAAGCTCAACTTGAAGCAGCAAATGCTGATATGGAAATTTTTAGAGAAGAAGCACTTGTACAAGCTGAGGAACGTAAAGCTCAAGCTCAAGTACAATTAGATAATGGTGAGATAATTCTTGAAAGATATGAACTTGAGGTTAAACAAGCTGAAAAAGAAGCTGCTGATTTAATAGAAAGAAAAGAAGCTGAAGTAAAAGAAGCGATTATCAATGAACAAAGCACTGTTGAAACAAAAATTTTATCGGAAGAAGAATACAAATTAATAGAAAATCAAGAATTAGTTATTGATGCTGTTAAATTTTATGATACTAGAGTGAAGTTATGTTGTGTTGCAGGAGATAAGGTATTATACGAATATCATCTAAGCAATACAGAATATCCAATAGTCCCAGTTCCTTATACTTATACTGGGACACCATACCCTATGAGTTCGGTTACTCCTTTAGTTGGTAAACAACAAGAGATTAATAAAGCTCATCAATTAATGATTCATAATGCAAATTTAGCTTCCAATCTTAGATGGCTTTACGAAGAAGGAAGTGTTCCAGAGGAAGAATGGGAACAATATTCATCTTCTCCAGGAGCACTATTAAAGTATCGTCAAGGTTTTACACCTCCGACACCAGTACAACCTTTAGGAATAAATCAAGCTTTCTATACAATTACTCAAGAAGGTAAGGAAGATATAGAATATATATCTGGAGTTCCACGTTCTTTACAAGGTGATGTTTCAGCTCAACATGAAACTTATCGTGGTCTTCTTGCTCAAGATGAGTATGGAACTAGGAGAA